AATAGCCTTACCCTCTTCTGTTTGCTGCCCCAAAACGCCAGATATACTACTCAACGCAGATGCATACCCATTAAGTGATGCTTTTTTTGCCTCCTCCTCTTTTTTAGCAATATCTATTTTTGCATCTGAAATCGCTTTAGCATCTGCAACAGCTTTATCTTCAATTACTTTTTTGTCTGCTGCTGCTTTTATATCTCGATTATTATCCAATTCAGCAAAACCATCCCTCATTAATTGTATGCTTTCTTTTTGGCTTCTTTCAAGTTCTTCTGTTGACAACCCTTGTTCAGTTGCTAATGCAATAGCTTCATCAAATTTTTCCTTTTCTTTTTGTAGTGCTAATGCCCTTTTTTCTTCCTCTGTATTCGCTTCAAGTTCTTGAATTGCTTTTTTATCTGCAATAGCTTTATCTTCTATCGCTTTTATTTCTGCCGCTTCTTCTCTTTTAGCCCCTACAATTTGAGCAGATACTGCTTTTTGTTTTGATAGCTTTGCTGTTTCTAAATTAATTAAATTAGCTTTTAGATTAGCTTCTTCTGTTAAATCTTCTTTGGTTGATTTTGATAAAGCGTTTTCTGCTACTTTAGAATCGTAGCGTAATTTTGCAGCCTTAATTTCTTTTGCTGTAATTTCATCTTCTATCCTACCAGCTTCGGTCAAAAAAGCTATCCTTTCTTTTGCTGTAAACTTTTCTTTTTGAACTGCCTTATCTAATAATTCAGCTCTTTTTCTATTTGCTTCTGCTCTGTCAGTAATTATTTTCCTATCTAACTTATCAGCCTTTGCTCTTTGGTCTGCTATCTTCATCGCAGAATTTGCATCTTTTAAAATTTCAGCAGACATCTTTTTAACTCCCTCTGTAATTTTATCAATCGTACCAATAACTCCAGTTAAGGAATCCACATAAGAACTACCAGCCTTTTTTGCATCATCCATTGCACCGCTAAAATCGCCACTAAATACTTTTTTAAATGCACTTCCTAAATATCCAAGTGTGTCAATAATTGCATTAAATCTATTTGTTACATTTTCAATAATTAAATTTTTTAAATCAATTATAGCTTGTTTCGGATTTTCAAATACTCCGATTATCAACTCTCCAACATCAGAAAGAACGTCAACAAGGTTGCCAACAACACTCCCGACAACAGCCATAATTTTAGCAAACTTATTTTGCCCCTCTTCACTACTTGTAAAAGCCTTACCAACTGCCAAAACAGCGAGTAACAAAGCTCCAATTCCAGAAGCCATAATTGCAAACTTCAAACTTTTAAAGCCTTTTACAACTCCTCCAATCCCACTCTTTAAGCCCCTCAACCGACCAACAGCACCGCCACTCATTTGGTTTAATGCTTCTCCGTTTTCTTTAGCTGATTTTTTTACGTTTTGGGTTTCTTTGTTTACCTCTTTTAGGTTTTTTTTAAGTTTTTCAACATCCTTAATCCCCTTATTTGTTTTTACCTCTAAGTCAACAACTATTTTTTCCATCTTCTATCTTGTTTTTGTCTTTTAATTAATTCTTTAAAACTATCTGGAAACTTATTTTTTCCTTTTGCTAACTGCACAACCTCCGCCTTACAATCTGTATCTTTTAATAAGTCTAATATTTCTTTTATCATAAGTCATTTAATAGTTCTATTTCAGATTTTCCACTTTTGAAATTTGTTGTTATTGAATTTATTTTATATTGATGGTCTCCCACTATAAATCTATCTGCTAAAGTGTAATTTAATAATATCTTCATTGGTAAGTAAGCACTTACTTTTGTAATTCTGTTTCTTGTATTAAATACGCTTTCAATATAATTGCTATAAAACACCTTATACAAAGTATCTGTAAAATTACTTGTTCCAGTATATTCGTTAAACTCTGGAGCAAAGTTTATATTTTGAGTACCACCCATTCTCGTTAAATAAACGCTATTCGATGGTATATTGTAAACCGTTTGTGGTACGTGTGCTGTTGGTGTTGTTAAAAATGAAATTGTTGTTGTGCTTGTTGATTGCAAAATAGGGTAAAATATTAATGGTTTACCGAAATAACTTTCTTGGTTATCATCTACAAAAAAACCAACTTGCGCGGTGGTGTTTACTCCATTTGCTACATTTACTAAACGCTCATATTTTAATTGTGAGAATGGTGTTTTAATTTTATAAATACTACCATCTAATTTTTCCCCACCTACATAAGATTCTTTACCCCACGTCTTACCAAATTGCTGTGAGTGTTTAGCAGCTAAAAAAGTTTTAGTATCTTCGTGTTCAAAGCTAACTTCCTTATAAGGTAAAGCTATGTTGACAGAACCCTTACTATTATCAATGTATTTTGTAATATCATAAACTCCCCCATCGCTATAAAAATCATCTAAAGTTTTAACAATTATATTACCATTAAGTTTATCAACGTAAGCTGTTAAATTAAATGTCTTAAATATACCAGTTAAAAAATCAATAGTTTTCATCTCTGGAATTTGTTGACTAATAGAAAAATCAAATGTACTTGTGTGATTATATATACCAGTTGGGTAATTACTTGTTGATGTAGAGCCACCACCTAAATTGTATAATATATCCCATTCAACTTCTGAAAAACTTATATCATCATCAGATTCTACAAAAGCAGTATAATCCCCTTGTTCTAAATTAAAATCATTTTGATTCATTGTAACACCTTGCGTAACAGTTCCAGTATTATAAACTTCTACACCATCTTTTTGTAAAGATATTTTGTAGTTACTTGTTGTCGTTGATGTAAATGTTAAGCTATAACCTAAATACCGAAATGGGTCGCCAGTTACTCGCATTGTTGTAGCACTAACCATTTGCGTTAATGTAGCATCTGGACTTCCAATAGGTGCAGTCCACCCATTTACAATTGATTGATTAACGCCAGATAAGTTTTCAACATCTCCTTTTTTTCTATGCAACCAAAGAAATAAATTATAGTAATGTTCGTTTGAACTATTGAAGAAATCATCACTAAAAGTAAGACCATATTTTACTCCAATCGCTTGTATAATTGAATCAACCCTAAGAGCGTACTTTAATTCAGACCACAAAACCCCGTGATTATGAGAACCACTTCCTGTATGGTTAAATAAGTTTCCATCGCCTTTAATATGTACCGAACTATCATAATACAATCTTTGCGTGTGTGTAATCAAAGGCACAACAACATCGCTTGTTGTAGGGTCGTAAGTTAACGCACTTCTTACCTCTGTAAAACTATATGTTTGGTCGTAGCTTGTAAGGTCTAAAGATTGCAACTTGTCGCCACCTAATAAGTCTTTTAAGGTTACCGTACTACCAAAGAATGTAATCCTATATGTGTGAGGTTTATTGTCCTTTAAATCGACTCCTTCAAGCTTTATCTTTCCATCTCTAAACGGTAAACTATTCAGTTCTATATTTGAATCCTTTTTAATCCTTGCATCAAAACCTCCAACGATATCAAAATTATAGTAATGCTTGAATATTTTATTATTTGTTTTACTTGCTGGTAAAGAAAATGTTTTTGAAAATGCTGTAAATATTTTACCAATATCTTTAACGTTCTGAATTGTATCTGTTATTGAAACGCTTTCATCTGAAAACATATCAACACGTTGACCTTCTATATATAATTGTATTTTTTGCATTTACCTAACGTTGTTTATAGTGTTATAAGCGTATGAAAGTTTAAGTGTATAATCAACAAGCCTATCGTTTAAAGATGTCTTAAACAATAAGCTATTGTCTTGTACAGTCATCGGTGTTATAACAGAATCAACCTCTAACCAAACTTGTTCAGATTGTAGAACCTCTTGCATAAGTGAATTGTATTGCTCGTCTACATAACCAGTTTTTAAAGTTATTTCTTTTGTTGATTGTGCATTAAAGGTTTTGTTTTGGTGTTCTAATGGATTATAATAACCATTTTCATTGTCAATATTAAACCTTTTAAAACTTTCTCTTTTTGCCTTTATTGTTTCAGTTGATTTTTTGAAAAACCATAAGTCTTGAATAGCACCCCATTTATTAACAAACAATAATTTATGAGGTTTAAATTTGCACTCTTCAATAGTTATCACTTTAACTATTTTCATTCCGTCAGTTGTAGCCATTACAATTTCATCGCAATCTACGTCCGTTGCAATGTATTGGAAAACCTCAACAGCACTTGGTGTTATTGTTGATTGTAATTCAACACTTCCCTCAAAATTAAAAACTATATTCGTAACATTGTTTCTGTCTAATGGTATTCTTAAATCTTGACCAGAATATTTATATATCGTGTCGTTTGATTGCATATACCCTTTGGTGGTTGTAGTATTAAAACCTTGCTCAAAATAGCTGTAAGCATCAATACCAAAATCAGCATAAGTATTTAAAGTAGTTTTTGTACCGCTACCATTTAAACCAGTAAATTGAGAAGTTGTAATATCAATATCAACATTATGGCTAATTGGGTTTAAAACAAAAGCAACTTTTAAATCTAAATAATCTCTTGTTATTTCTGAAACCTCCCATAATATAAAATCGTTGTCGCTTTGTTTGTTTTTTAGTATAGTATATACAACATCTCCGTTAACGCTTAAAACCAATTCTGCTGATAAACCAGTTATTTCTTCTGATACATAATGGGGACTTCTTAAAAATATATTTGCCATCTTATTTATTGTTTATTGTGTTCTTCATTAATTGCTCAACGTCTAATTTATACGCTTTTACTAAATCTTTATTCAATCCTTTGAATGCTTTTTCAAATGGTTTTGTAAAGAATAAACTTGGTTTAATACCATTGTTAAAAATACTTCTTGCAATCATAAACTGCAATGATTTTCTACTGATAAATTTACCATTCTTATCTCTTGGGGCAATACCTTTCTTTACAATCCATTTATCCATTTTTGATGGAGGTGGCATTTTAGTTGTGTAAGCATAAGGTGTGCTATATTTCTTTTTAACACCACTCACACCCTTGTCTTGAAACACCCCATATTCTTCCATCAAGAAAGACAACTCAAAACTATTTTTAGAAACCTTTACTTCGGAATCTAAACTATTATATAAATCTTTTGAACTGTTCTTTTTACCTCTTGTTAAATTCGCCCTTGATTGGCTTATAACATATTTAGCAAACCGATTCAGTTCGTCTTTTACATTGACTAACATATTTCAATGTCATTTGGAATCAATACATCAAACGTTAACGCCCATCCAGCCATTTCATTTTCAAACCTATCGTAAAACGGCTCTAAATTTGGTGCGCCATCTAACTGATATAAATCTTGGTGTAATGTTCCACCTCTTAAAACTTGTACCAGCTTATTAAGCACCGCCAATTGCGTATTCAATATATCTTGTTCGTTGTTATTCCCTCTGAATATATCAACAGTTTCTTCTTTTGAAAAATCAACAACATCCATCGCAAGAACAGATAAGCTAAAACGTAGTATATTATCTTCGTTCCCTACATTGTTAACAATAATGTGTGATAATGGAAACATCGTTTGCTTTGATAAATCTATTCTCGTAATGTCCCCACTTGTAACTGTGTTCACATTCACATCTGCCAACAGTTGGTTCTTTATTGTTTCGGTTACTTGGTAAAATCCTTTCATTTAAAACTTATTTTTTATTTGTTGTGCTTCAATCTCTGATTTCTCTTTCATAAAAGATAACATCGTAAAGCATTGATGTACGTTTAATTTAGTGATATCTTCAAATCTTGTAATATCTGATTGAGCGAGAGCAAAAATTGAGGAGTACCATCCGTATCGCTTATTGAAATTAGCTGCTCTTGAGTAACCCCCATCTCCGCTTGATTGTCCAAAGAGAGAATCGTATGCCTCGCTAATTCCAACCCTAAATTGTAGAAAAAAAAAAGTGAACCAATAGCTGCATCCAAAGGCATATCTTTCAACACCTCTGGAAACTTCACATCGTAATCTTCAATATTGTATTTGCCAACCTTACTTGTTTTTATTGGTCTGTATAGCACATTCATCGCAACGTGCATTTGCTCCCATTTAGAAGCGTTGTTGTCCAAGTCAATGTATTCCCCTAAACTCATTTCGTCAAGGTCTGGAATAAAGCCATATTCAACTCCATTCATTTTAAACCTTTCAACGTGTTGTGGTGTGATTGCTAACATCTCATTTAAGATATCAAGTATTGCAGTAACGCTACTCATCTTTAATTTATAGCTATCTGATAAAGGTATTCCGCAGAAGATTTCAATCATTTTAGCATTCAAGAAATTACCATCTGGATTGTTTTCAGCTATCTTTAAGAACTTTTGGTATTGTCCTAATGTGATTTCAGCTAATGAAGATGGTACGTTAATTTCGATGTTCATATATATATAATACTTTTAAGTTAATGTTTTATGAAAAAGCCCTTACAATTTTCATACGCTTTTGTTAATAGAAAAAATTGATTACTGTTTTTTGGTCTTGCTATTCTTATTTCTTTGTCGGTTCTGTGATGTATATAGCATTCAACAGTTGCTATCATCTCTTCGTTTCTCATTATCTAATATTGTATTTGCCTTTGTTTGGTGTTTGCAATTGAGATGTGATTGCGTATCTGGCTGCATCAATACAATGATTAAAAGCGTCAATTGGTTTGTTGATAGTATTCCCCTCTCTGTCTTTCATCCAAGTATATGATTGCAATTCTTTGATTAGGTTTTTACTTCTGCTTGTAACGTATATTTTGTTTTGGTTGATTAAGTTAATACCATACACAATTGAATCCTTTCCTTTTGTACAAGGCAACACCTTATGCCCAAGTGTTCTTAATTCAGCAATTGATTTTGGTTCTGCTGAATCAGCATATACAACCGCATTTATATCGTGTGCTTTAAATAGGTTTGAAGTATCTGAATTTAATAATTTCTTTTGGTATATAATCTCATCAAATATATAGGCATCGTTGTACTTGTATAATGCAATCAAAGTTGTTGGGTCGTTTGAGTAACCAAAATCCATCCCATAACATAGCAACCTTGCTTCTAATGGTAGCTTTATTTCTTGCCATTCTTTTATACATACACCCTCCAAAGAACCTACTTGACCAAGTCCGTACACCTTCCACCAGTTGCTCCAATATTCAGATGTCTTTGCTTTCTCCTTTGCTTGTTCTATATCGTCTACAATCGTTTGTGGTAACGCTTCGTTATCTAAATAGGTAAGTGTAATAAAATCTGCATCGGGTTGATTAGCGACCTCCTTATGAGCCCAAAAGTTTGCAGTTGGATTAAAGTCAATCCATATATCTCCAGAAGTTCGAATTGCTAATTGGTTGTACGCTTCAAATGGAATATTGTTTGCTTCATTACAATACAATACATTTCTTCTTGCACCTCTTAATTTATCTGGTTGCTCAACTGAAAAGAATTCAATATAAGAACCATTTGTAAACGTATATTTTAATGCTGACCTATTCCATTGTGCATCTCTGTACCTACCAGTTTCAATCATTATTTTAAGAAAGTCTTTCATTGCTCCCCTTCTTAAATGTGGTATTGATTCAGATACAACGCTTGTTTCTAAGTATGGTGTTCTAATACATCTATCAATAAGAATAGGAAGTATGCCAAATGTTTTACCAGCTGACGTACCTCCTTGAATTACCTTCTTACGCTTTTTAAGAGCGTGTAACTTCTTTATTGCAGTTGTTGATTGAAACATTCTATAAATCGAATAGAGGTTGTTCAGATGTTATTGAAATGTCTTTTGTTTCTTTTGGTTTACCATACATATAATTCATATATA